CGGGAACTTTAAAACAAACATCACGCCAGCTGCAGAAGAGCTGGATGCTGAAGAAAGAATGAAGCGACAAGCAGCAAAAATGCGCGAACGCATAAATACCCTGAACGAAAGAATAAAAGAGACTTTCGACCAGGTTAAGGTCAAAAACGAGGCTGACTATGAATTCGCATACGAGCTATGCGAAGAAGACATAAAAGAGCGCAACGCGCTTGTAGAACATCCCATATGGGGAATAATAGACTGGGAATAATATTAATATATACACCTAAATTTACTATATAAAAATTTAGTGCAGCCTCAGCCCGCACCCCCCGGTGGGGGGTGTAAACCAAGCGGTTTCATTACCCGAAACGTTTACATAGTTACATTTCGGGGCATACATCAAGAAAGTCGTTTGCGACTTTATAAGTCTTAGGCGTGGGGCGCCATAAAAAAATCGTTACATTTTTAGATCACAATTAATTCGTCGTAGTAATCGTGGTGATAATGTTTGTGTCCATCCGGACGGCGTTATCCGAGTCTCCGTCCCAGCCTCCGACGTGGACAAGCAAATATTTGCGGTCAAGGGGCATCACTTCTCCCTCCGCAATTTGAGACCATTTACCCTGTGGGGGTTTCAAGTGAGTTCGACACTTAAGGAAAATACGCATTCGTTTCAATGCATTAAAGGTATTGGTAACGGCGACATCAGTTTCGCCGACCTGGTCAGCAGTTTCCTGCATAATGTTTGCTACCGTGAATTCTCGGTAGGTATGAATCTTAAAAGCAGCTGGGTTCAGCTTAACCATTGTGGCGAGTCCGCCATCTACAAAGGTGTTCTTATAATATTTACCGTTCGGGGCCCCGTTAAGGCCCGCGGCGGTCATTTGAGCTGTGCCAGAAAGGGTTTCCTGGGCAGTCTTGGGACGTAAGGATACAGTCCAAACCCGGACAATCCGGGGGGTAAGGGCCGTCAGCGAATTCTTGGGGCTGAAGACGGCCTGAATCTCAAAACTCTTGACGATACATTTGTTAGGCTCATCGGAAGTACCGGTGGCCTGAAATACTGGCTCCTGCGCCCATTCAGACGGGCGCATAAGAGGGTTCACGTAGAACGTTCCATTGGGGAGGTCTATCTGGGCGTTGTCGGGACCGACACCATTCAATAGCCCGAGAAAATACTGGGCATATTGAACACGTTGATTACTCTTCTTCTTCAACGATACAACCTGCTTCTGCAGAGACATAATCTGCTGCTGCTGGGCAGGAGCTGACCTCCGACGCAATATGGAGGCCTTATTGCGAGCAGCGGCGCTGCGGTTCTTGCGAGTGTACGAGCGGCCGCGTTTACGCGTACCGTAAGTTTTGCCTGAAGTGTAAGGCATATATTAAGGGAATCACGCTAAAGCTCTTAATAAGAATCGATAAAAGGCGTGTTAAAATCATCTTCGAGAGATTTTAATAAAAATCAAACGCACCTCAAAAATCGTGAGTTCCCCGAGTTCCAAATAAAAAGTTGGGGGTAATACTATCCCCCCAACTTTCCATCCTCGCGCGCGCGCACTCCTTTTCCACTCAGCTTCTGCCTCGATATGCCGAGACAAATTTCACCCGCCAATGCCTGGTGTTTTACGCTTAATAACTATACCGAACGAGAGTTCGAGTTCCTGAGTTCCGAGTTCCGGAACAAATCTCAGAAATACTTCTATATCGTAGGAAAAGAAGTTGGAGAATCTGGCACGCCACATCTCCAAGGGTATATTGCCCTTAAAGAAGGAAAGAAAAAGTTCCGCCCGTTGCCGACTTTCGCGGTCAACAGGAATGGGAAGAACGCAATGCACTTTGAGCGAGCCCGCGGCAATCGCGAACAGAACTATAAGTACTGTAGCAAAGACGGGAACTTTAAAACAAACATCACGCCAGCTGCAGAAGAGCTGGATGCTGAAGAAAGAATGAAGCGACAAGCAGCAAAAATGCGCGAACGCATAAATACCCTGAACGAAAGAATAAAAGAGACTTTCGACCAGGTTAAGGTCAA